GTCATTTTAAATGAAAATCTAAAGGATCTAAGAGCAACTCCATTAAATAAAAGTTCCATATTTGGATTCAATATTCCACCAGTTTGTCTTGCAAGAAGTTGATCTGGTGTTATAGATCCAGTTCCAGGTATTAGACTTGCTGCCTGAACTGCAAGTGATCTTAAAATTTGACCCTTTAGATCAGAATCTGCCATATCTTGAATAGCTTGTTTTGCCTTTTCACCACCCTCTTTTAATAATTGGTCCGTGCTTTTTGCTTCAGTAGTCATAACACTGTATGCCCCCTTAACAGCAGCTGCAGTTATTCCATCTAGAGTTCCATCAGCATAACTGACACTATTTCCATCCTGAATATTTGAAGGTATTGGTAAAATGATATTTCCTATTCCAGATTTTTTCCCTTCTTTACTTTTTACACTACTATCACTATATCCTCTAACTAAACCTGTTGACGGTCTTTCATATTTTGCAATTGAAATAAGTAAATAATCTGTAGAATCTTCTATAATACTGGATGGATATCTTAGTGTATTGCCATTTTTTCCAGTTGGAAAAAATAAATCTTCATCTTTAATTCTAACAGTTCCAATACCCGAAGACGCTCCAGTAATAACTGGTGAAGTATCTGGGGGATCGTCACCACCACCACCGCCACCGTTTGTAGGTTGTAGTGTAGCGTTATTTTGAGATCTAGCAATACCTAAATTTCCCGAAAGATTTGTAACTACAACATCGGCATCGTCTGCTGCTGTAATTATTGCAGACTGATTTGCTAATGCAAAAGCGTTGTCAGTAAAATCTGCAGTTTTACCATTTTTCCAGTTAGCAACATCATTTCTTAAAGCCGCTCCTGCAAATTGGGTAGTAAAAGTTTGATTGGATATGGTTGGAGCAGCACCTGCTCTACTAGTTCTTACTGTGTTAAGTCCAAATTGTGCAACATATCTTTTGGCATTTGCATCTTGATACCAATATTCTGTTCCTGCTGCTTTTGCTTCTGTCCAAAGATCTTTTCCGTCAACAGTTTTAGCACCATTTGGAATTTCTGTAAATACAGTAACAGTTTTTACATTATCTTGTTGTACTGGTCTTATTTCTCCGGTCTTACTATTTTGTTCATATTCCGTGCGAGTAATTACATATAAACCTTCTTGTTTTCCATTTTTTTGTTTTATTTGAAGTTGTCTTCGGGATGATAGAACTCCGGTTTTCCTTACCCAATCAGACATCAGACTCCCTCCCCAATTACAAGAGGAACAATTATCTCAATTTTTTGTAGAGTATGAGACATTTATACTTTTTTTAATTATTTATTGAACTTTTGAAACGGTAATGCCTGAAGATCTTTAACTTCTTCCGCATAGACTTCATATAATTGTCCGGCAACTTCACTCCAGGTATATTGCCTCGTTTCTCCCCAGTGAAAATTAATTCCTTTAAATCCCCAATCAAAAACTTCAGTTACAGCAACTAAGGGATTTTGATCGTATTGTAAGTTTGGAGTTTTTGCATTATAAACAAAAATATAAAACTTTCCAGGTCTAGGAACTTTTCCACTTTCTCTTACAAGACTTAAAACTTCAAGCATTAAATCATCTGGATCTTCAATACCAATCAAACGATCTAGTGCAGGACGAATTCTATTATTTTTAGTATCTGATGGTCGATTTCTTTGTTTTAAAGGTTTTCTTGGCATTACTTAATATTTAATTCGTTTTCTGTAAGAACCTTAAATTCCCATTGACGATCTTTACAAAACTCTCTTGCTGCCTCCCACTTTGCCTGATTTTTTGCATACTCATAAACCTCAGCAATATATCTTTGTGTTTGTCTCTTTGGTTTAGGAGGAGGGATAGTTTGCTTCGCTGGTTTAATCTCAATCATATAATTTTTTATAGTTCCATCAGACTCTTTGACTTTTATTAGGAAATCCGGAAAGTAACGGTGTATTTTTCCATCCACTGGAGACTTATACCATACAAACATTTCTTCACTTGAATATTCCAAAACATTTTCATTCATATCACAATAATAAAGAAATTTTCTCTCCCAACTACTGCGATATATTATATTGAGTATATTTCCTTTATATTTTTCTGGATTTGCTGGTTTATATCTACCTTGTAAGAAATTTTTTTTACTCATATTTTTTCCATCCTTTGTGACTTTTATTTCTTCCGGCAACTACGTGCTGTAAACAACCAATACTTAAGTTATGTTCTTTTGCAAATTTAGTAAGATTTTTAATTTTTATCAATTCTCCATTTGGATTTATTAACTTATATTCTTTGCTATTTTTTTCTGATATTCTTTTTTTCTGTTCATCTGAAATTTTTTTTCCTTTATTAGGACTTGGGTTATTTTCATAATATTTTTTTATATTTTCACTTATTTTTTTTCTAGTTTTTTCATTATGGGTTTTTCCATACATTGGATTTAATTCTCCAAATCTGGCACTACCATACATACCATTTTTTTCACCACAATTTATTCTAGAATTTCTGAAATTTTCATCTGTTTCGTGTAAAAATTTTGTTCGTTCGCCTATCATTTTTCTAACTTCTTCTGTATGTGTTTTTCCATAGAACCCATTTTCATAACCACCACATCCACCATCACTGTCTGTCATAAAATTTTCTTCTATGATAAACTCTCCATCTATGTTAAAAATTTTATTGAGATTTTTTGTGTTGAATTTGTAACTAATTCTTTTCATACTGAAGATATTAATATTCCGTATTATTTATATTTTCCTTTATATGACATCTAAATACTTAATAATAAGTCCATAAAAATATTTAGATGATAGAACCCCCAGCAATCGGACAAATTACTATGAGAAATGCCAATGCCTATTTTGGCAGATTGGCAATGACGAATTATTATCAACTTTTTATTACCAATGGAGGATGGTTGGATCCAAATAATGGATTTCCTAAATTTTTAAAAGATCAGGAATCGATATATGGTGTAGATGGAAATTTTGTTTCTAGAAACATAGGTCTTTTATGTTCCGAAGCAGTTCTTCCCGCATCGTCTTATGCAACTTCTGAAGTGAAAGATAATTTTATAGGAGTAACTCAAGAATTCGCTCATACAAGATTATACACCGATATTGATTTAGTTTTTTATGTAGATAAGGACTATAAGGTTCTTGGATTTTTTGAAGCTTGGATGGATTACATTTCTGGTGGTGGAGAAGAACCTCTAAGTCAAAGTTTTAATAAACCTGGATACTATAGAAGATTCAACTATCCAGATTTTTATAAAACAAATGGAATTTATATTAAAAAGTTTGAAAGAGATTTTGCAACTGGCGGAGAAAAAAATGTTACTTACCGTCTGAAAAATGCTTTTCCAAAATCGATGTCAAGTATTCCAGTTGCATATGGTGGAGCAGATCTCTTAAAAGTTTCTGTATCCTTTAATTATGATTACTATTATATCTACAGAAGATCTGCGGCAGTTAATGTGCCAAACTCTATCGATAAGGCACAAAAGATCGTTAAGGGATTGAATCCAAATTTATCAGATGAAGCATACAACAAAAATCCAAACAATGTTTTTGCAACTGGTTTTGCAACTGGATTAGACGTTAATTTTGGAGGTTCCTCCTCTATACGATAGATAAATAATCACAACTGAAGTTCTATAGGTCATTATGCCTTTACCAAAAATTAATACACCAACATATGAGTTGGAATTGCCTTCTTCTGGAAAAAAAATCAAATATCGTCCATTTCTAGTCAGAGAAGAAAAAATTCTTGTGATGGCACTGGAATCTGAAGATATGAAACAGATTTCAAATGCTGTCGTTCAAATTCTTTCTGATTGTATTCTAACAAGAGGAATTAAAGTTCAAGACTTGGCAACATTCGATATTGAATATCTTTTCTTGAATGTAAGATCTAAGTCTGTTGGAGAAAAAGTTGAAGTTAATATTACTTGCCCCGATGATGAAGTGACTCAGGTTCAAGTAGAAATTGATATTGATTCAATTAAAGTTCAAAAAAATCCAGAACATACCAACATTATTAAACTAGATGATGAGTTGTCAATGAGACTAAAGTATCCTGCACTAGAGCAGTTTGTAGAAAGTAACTTTGAATTTAAAGATGGTGAAAGTGAAGTTGATAAATCTTTGGATATGATTATATCTTGTATTGATATGATCTATAATGCTGAGGATTCTTGGTCTGCTTCTGATGTGACTCAAAAAGAATTGAAAGATTTTGTAGAACAAATGAATACGAAGCAGTTCAAGCAAATTGAAACATTCTTTGCAACTATGCCAAAATTATCTCACACTATTGCTGTAAAGAATCCAAACACTGGTGTAGAAAATAAAGTAACATTGGAGGGTCTAGCAAGTTTTTTCAGTTAAGTATGGCTCATACATCACTAGAGTCATACTATGAAACTAATTTTGCTCTGATTCAGCACCATAAATATTCATTGACTGAGCTTGAAAATATGCTTCCTTGGGAGAGAGAAGTATACATTGGATTATTACAAAATTATCTTGAAGAACAAAGACTAAAGCAGCAGCAATCTGGTGGAATTTAATCAGGCATTTAAGGCACCAACGATTCCTAAACTCAGCAAGACTACAATTAAGTCTCCTGTGATTCGTGGTGCCATAAAACCATCTGTTGCTCCAAGATTAAATCGTTCTATCTTTAGTTTCAGACCTAAATCAGTTGCAGAATCCATATCACAAAAAACAGATCAAGAATCTGCTATAAATCAATCGTTAATTGTAGATTCTTTAATTCAAACTAACAAGATCTTAGTAGATATTCAAAAACAACTTGCTCTTGATTTTTCTTCCAGAATTGCAGAAGAACAAGAGCAAATTAAAGCATTTAAAAAAGAAAAAGAAAAAAGACAAAGAATAAGTAAAGAAAAATCTATTGAGACTGTCGGTAAAATTGGTAAAAAAATTACCGATACTTTCTCATTCGTTACAAAACCAGTTAAGAGTATATTCGATACTATCTTCGAATTTTTAAGTATAATTTTTACTGGCATTGTAGTTAATACTGCCTTTAATTGGCTCTCTAAAAAAGAAAATAGAGAAAAAGTTAGTAAGTTCTTTGATTTCCTAATTGACAACTGGAAAATTTTTGCAGGAATATTAGTAGGTGGAGTAGCATTACGAGCACTCTATAAAATTATTCGATTGGTTCAAGGAATTAAAAGTATTTTAAGATTCCTTAGAATACTTCCTAAGAAGGGTGGAGGAGCACCTGGAGCAGGTGGGAGATCAATAAGTCGTGAAGGTCTTCTTAGAACAGGAGAAGGTGCTAGAAGAGGAATCACAACTCAAGCAAGTACCTTAAGAGGTTCTGATCGTTATTATGGAGCAGAAAAAGATGGATTGTTGGAAATGAACCGCAAACTTGGTGGACGCGGTCCTATACAACAATACACAAGAACAAAAACACCCGTAGCAAGGGCACTTCAAGGAATTGATGTAGGATTCAAAAAAGCTGGATCCA